GACCAGTTCTTTGCCTAGTTCTAATGTACATTCTAGGATCGTTAAACTCAGGGTTACGTCCTCTATGCTCTGCTTCCATTAAAGCTTTTGCAATTCGCTGAATCTTTGGATCATTAAACCCTGCGACTTTACTACGTTCTTGTTGCATACGCATAACATCTAGGAAATTAGGTGCTCTATCTTGAGGACCTTCAGAATACCATTGCGTTGCAATGTCACTTAAGAATTCATCTTTACGTTTATTAGCCATCGAACTGTACTACATGAGCATCCCAATCAGAGGTAGAAGGTCTACGAGGTTCAGACAGAGCAGCCTCACCTATTACCATTGCAGCACCCCACCCCGAAGAATCTCGTCGATTCATATAGTCAGGATTCAGAGGTCCCATAGTACCCGCATTAGCATAGTACCACGGTAGCTTTATTTTAAGGGAACGCTTACATTGCACAACCCCCACTGTTGGTCTATGTGTATGTCCCCTAATGAACAAACGATGAGCATGACCCCCTGCCATCATAGCCATTTGCAAGGTTTCAAGGTCATCGCTATTAGCACCTGCGTCAAAGCCATGGTAGAAATAAACCTGACCTAGTTTATACATTCCCTTTTTAGATTTACTGTAGGGTATTTGCTTCCACTTACGGAAGAGTTCACCAAACTGATAATGTTTATTCCACGATAATAAAGAACGCAATCCTCTGGGGCTGCGTCTTGGATCTTTCGCTAAGATGTTGTCGTCATGATTACCATGAGTCCATATCAATTCTGTAGAGTCTGGTAAGACTTCCATAATATCTGACAAGTATTTATGCCCTGATTCGTACTCATCTTCTAGTGCGTGTTCAAATTCAGAAGGATGAACGGAGACTGCACCTGCATCGAAGAGGTCACCAAGAAGAATAAAATGAGTTGGGGGATTATCTGATAATGCAGATAACATTAATTGTTTTGCTTCTGTATTTTCACAAGGAACGTGAATGCATGATATTGCTGCGAAGGTTGCTTTCTTTATTGATTCCATGATTTGTAAGGATTAAATCCTTGCTCCTGTACTGGTTTCTCCATCTGCTCTTGCTTCTTTAAATGATTCTTAATCTCTTCAATTGTTGCAGGATCTAAACGAACAGGAGATGTTCTAGTTGCACCTGCTTGATTCCTTTGACTAGAAGTTGTACCTGATAATGCTTCTTCTTCACTAGCGAAACCTAGTCTCTTGTATTCATCTGCTATCGTACCTTGATATAAATCTCTGTACTCTGAAGGAATAGTATTAGCAATACGTTCTAATCGTGCAGTTTCTAAGTTTCTCATTCTACTTCTCCACTGTTGTTTAGAAATCTTAAGAGGCACTTTAAATTTTTCCAGAAATTCTGCTTCAATTTGTTTAGCTTTAGGAACGTTATTAGAGACAAGAGCATTCATATATTCACTTTCCATTTGAACAATGATCTCTCGTTGTTTTGCTAGATAACCATCTACTTCTCCTGCTTTAGGATGGTTCTCTATGTCTATACCTAAACCTCTCATAACAATACTAAAAGGTTTATCGTAACTAACTAATCTTCCGTCACCACTAAACACAGGATGATGACCATCTGGAGTAGAAGTATTCCAATCAACATAAGTTTTTTGTAGATCGCTAGCTAAGTCAGGAAGGAAAGCTTGGTCACCTAACTTAGGCATCATGCCCATTGCTCTTGTAAATGCAATGCCACCTGGAATCATGCCAGGAATTGAAGACTTAGCAAATTCCAAATCTCCCATTCCAACTTTAACCATGTCTAAAGGAATAGCTACTACGGGAGGTACCCAACCACCACCCATAACTTCAAGCATTGGAGACATACCAACACCTCTAGATACATCTTTATGCGCCATCTCTTTGAATACTTCATAAGCAAGAGAACCTGTACCCATTACACGGAAGAAGTCAGCAGCGTAATGTCCACCCCAAATTCGTTTACCTCCAAGAAGAGGTACGCCTTGTTTAAAATATCTATCAGGAGAAATCTGTTTACCTGTTCGAGCATAAGAAGTATATGATCTAGCAAGGAAGGATAAGAATTGACGACCTAAAGGATTACCTAACAATCCACCTGCAGGTCCTTCACCTAAAAATGCAGTAGGCATATTCAAAGGTGAACCACCAAACTGTGCTTCTCTAACAAACCTACGAGTGTCAGTCATCCAGTTGTAGAAGTTCATCTCATCTTGATTCCAAACACCAGTAGGTCTTTTAATAAGATTAATTCCTCCTGCTTTCCTATAAATATTATCTACAGTATGAGCTGAAACCAAACGGTTCATAAGCTCTGCTTTCTCGAAGAGTTTCATGGGAGCAGTCATTGCTAAAAAATGCCCCATCCCTTCTTTCTCAAGGGATTGAACACCTGCATATGTTGCACCATCAATGTTAGCAAACACACTAGGTTGGATTCCTAATAAGTCTCCTTGTTCTGTTACATGCTTAAAATGTTTTTGCATTAACTCAGTTCGTTTAGCATCAGAAATTCTAAGACCTAAAGGAAATCTTTCTTTTGCATAACCTGCTAACTCAAGAAATGCATTCTTATATGCAGGTAAAACATTATTCAATCCTCCCCACATAGAAGCGTGAAGAAGAGGTTGCATCATGTTAAGCATAACACTCATCATGTTCACACCAAGGAACCCTACATACAAACCTTTAGCAAGTTGGCCACTTAGGTTTTCATATGTAGTAAAGTTTTTAATATCACTTATAAAGTTTTTACCTAGAGGTCCAAAATCTTCAATGGTTTTTCCTATTCTTCCGTTAGCAAATGCATTAAGTTGCTCATGCATTCTGATTTGCAATCCCCTCATAATATTATCTTCAGGAATTCTACGAGAAGAAACGTGAGGAAGAATAGTTTCTTTGAACAGATCAGCATTCCATCTGTTGTTCATGGAAACATATTGGTGAGTCATAAGATCACCAATAGTTAAACCTCCATTAGGTGCCATACCTTTTTTAAGACCTAAAAGATCTTCAACACTAAACCTACCATCTGCCATAATAGTGGGATCTTTAGCAGGTCTTAACGGAACGTCAAGATTAAAGATATCTTCTAACTTAGATCCTCCACCTGCAGCTAGTCCACCTCTACGAATCCTATGATCTGCAGCAATGACCTCTGCCCAAACAGCAGGATCAGCAGTCATTTCTTTTTTTACAGGATCCCACATCTTGTGAGGAAGATTGCGACTATAAACTTCAGAGGTATCTTTCATATACCTAAGATGAGAATTCACACCATCAAGAGTATAAGCGTGAGTTGCAATGCCTCGATCAGCATTGTTTCTAATTCTCGCCAATGCTTTGTCATAACCGTATTGTAATCTTTTTGCAGTTGCTTCAGAACCACCATGAGTAGCGTTTACATGCATCAACCATTCATAATCTTCAGGATGTAAATTCCTAGAAGAAGAAGCTCTTGGTGCAAGCCTATTTAAACTTGATATATTTTCTGCACTATTAATGCCTTGAGAAACCATGACCCCCATGTCTCTGCCCCCCCACTCTACAGCTTCACCTGTTGCTTCTGTTCTATAGCCAGATTTACCTGCTGTATCTTTGTAAGTATTACGAGGAAGATAATTACCATTCCTGTACATATGACTTACATTTGTTTTAATCATCTCTTTAAAGAGTTCTTCTTTTTTAGCAGTCTTTAGATTTAAAGCTTTGCCTAAATGTTCAGTAGGAAGAATAGCTCTTAGGAAATCCATTCCTTCTGCAGTCATCATGCCTTTGCTTGCTGCTTCAGCAGTGGCTATGTTATGAATAGAAGCTTTACCTTTATTAGGATCTAATCCTGCAATAAGAGTACTGAGTTTATCTTCGTCATATATAAATTCTCTAGTACCATCAGCTTTAATAAAGTCACCCCTGCTGTGTGCTAAGTCATCCCCAAACAACATGACTGCTCTTCTATCAAACGATGCTCTGTATGCATCCCGAATTGGTTCTATGTGAAGTAGCTTTGCTAGTTTTTCTCTGACAGGATCATCCATGAGACCCATTACTTTATTAGATGTCCATTCTATTTCAGCTTTGCCTTCAGTTAATCTAGTTCTCCAATCACCATATGCCCCAGGTGATATATTTCTTTCAGCTGCAGTCTTGTTTAAAATGTCAAGGTGTTCCCAAACATCGTACTCAACCTTTTGCCATCCTTCTTCAGACCAAGATAAAGGTTTATAAGGTTTACCTGCTAACTTACCATCTACTGAATTGTTTTTTCTTATCTCGTTTAAAGCTTTAAGATGATCTTCAGATTCAATCCAGACTTTTGCTTCTGGAACAAATCGACCTTTCACATGGTCTATTCCTCCATAACCTTTTTCTAGTTCGAAACCTAAAAACTTTCTAACTGCTTTAGAAAATCTTTCATGTTCACCTTTGTAGTTAGGATTAAAAATTTTAGCGTTTATAGTTTCAGGTCTATTTAATCCTATGTTCTTGCCTACAGCCTGAGCCCATTGCTCTAAATTTTTAGGAGCTTCTTTAAGACCGAGCTCAACTAACGAGTGGGGGTTTGATTTATAGTACGAAGCAAGTGAACTAGAAATAATTTTATCATCTACAAGATAAGCATGACCACGACGTAAGGTGTCTGCTTCCATAAGAATAGGAAGCAAAGTACCATCTAACGCTTGATCTGCAGAAAGGGCATGAAGATATTGCATCATCCCGCCCTTCTTCTCATAACCTAAACCGAATGCAACGTTTCTACCTGCACCAAAGATAACACCCGAACGACGCATAGACTCAACCGCAGCAGGAGAAACCGCAGCACCCAACCAAATCCAAGGGTTAGTTGCTATGCCTAGCATAGTTCGGAGAATCCTATTATCCCCTCCGTATTTGTCTTTTAATTTTTCAGTTAGCCCGTACTGTTGCTCTGGAGTTAATCTACTTCTTCTACTAGGTAGAACTAAATCTTTCAAAGTACCAAACGACATTTCGTTATCTAGTATTTGCTGTATAGCAACACTTGGAATATCGAAAGACCTAATAGGTTTGAATGGACTAGGTTGTTGTTCCACTTATTTAATTATACGAAAAACCGGACAGAGCGGAGAGCGTTTGCATGCATGCCGTCTGCCCGGTTTTCATAATATCCTTGACTCAGAAAGGATTAGCGTACTCGTGTTCGTAGACGTAATTGTACCATAGCACCAACTACATCTTCAGTATCAGCATCGTTATCTACTTCAATACCAATCCAATTCCCTGCAGGAATTAGGTTTGCAGTTTCAGTAATTGTAAATGCTTGAGGTGTACCTGCAGTACCTGGTGTTAGTACAGAACTAATTGCACTACCTGCACCAGGTAAACCTGTCGCAGCAGTTGTCAAAGTTGCATCACCTGATGCGTCAGTTACAGCACAGATAAAGTGCGCTGCGTCTACGATAGTATCTCGTTCACAGTAGAAAAGGAATGCACCGTCATATGCGGTGTTATCAAATGCAGCGTCAGGTACATTTAAAACTACCGTATGGGAAATCATATCGGGACATTCTTGAATTGGGAGGACGTTTTCGCCAGCCATTTTTTAAACTCCAAGACTTTGCATAAGCTCATCATGAGCCGTTTGCGGTTTCTCGAACTGCCCTTGAGCCATACCCATAGCGAGTTCTTCCATTAAATCTGTACGGGGTTGACCCCCAAAGACAACAGCGTCTTTAGGTAAGGATCTTCCCGCCATTACTTCATTGTATAAATGTGGATCGATTGCTGCAAGTCGCATAGCTGATCGGGCTATTTTCTTTTGCAGTTCTTCTATTTCAACTCTAGTTCTAAGAGCCACTTGATGTTGTTGGTTTGCACTTCTTGCGTCGTCAATCATCCTTGCGTAATGGTCTTTTTCGTTTGTTATACTTTTGACCATAGGATCGATTGCCATATCGTAACCTATTTCTTTACCACCAAAATATACTGCAGGTGAGGCAGTCACCATTTTCCCTACAGTGCTCATATCTTTAAAAGGAGTTCCGGTAAAGATCTGCTGTGTTTTATCGAAGGCTTTGCCTACCCCTTTTAAAGCTCCCATTACCATTAGAATGCTCCTGATGAGGCCATAGACGCTAGCATACCCTGCATTGTAGGAGGTGCCATAGATGCTCTAGCTAACACGTCTGATTTAGCACCTAATAAACTATCAAGATCTTCACTCATTTCTCTTTGGAAATGTCTTTGAGGAAGATGAGTAGCTTTTGCTAGGCTTTCTAAATTTTTAAGGTTACTTGCAAATTGTCTTTGCTTTCCCATTTCATTTGCTGCTTGGTCAAAACCAAACATTTGAGGTTGTATACTGCTTAGTCCTGTATTCAAACCCATGTCTGCAGCACCTGTGCCACCTAATAATCCTGACTGACTCAAGATTTCATAGAGCATCCAACCGGTAAATCCTGTTCCTACTAAAGGACCTAACGCCATAATAACCCCCACTCATTAATTGTTTTAAGCTGCATTACGTTCATTACCCATAATAGTACCAAAAACTCCTGCTAATAACAAAGCAGGTAATAACATTTTTACATTCTTACTCTTTCTAACTTTAGCTAGTGCTCGATCAAATGCTGATTCTTGCTTAAATAGAGTCTCAAAATTAGCTGCTTTAGAAGTAACCGCACCGCCTTCATATAATTTTCTAGCACGATTGTCAGCCTTCATTGAAGTTCGTTGCTTTGATGGTACCCCTTCCATTTCATCTTCCGCAACATCTCTAAAGAATGAGGAGGGGGTTTCTTTCTTTTTCGCTTTTATCCATTCAAAACTTCTAGTGAGAAGTGGCAATTTTATTTGCTTCTTCAACCTAGCTCTCTCAGCAGATTCCTTAGAGATTTGAATTGTAGTTGGCTTGCTTGAAGTTCTAAGATCTATGTCGGAAGTTTCTACACCTTTACCATAGCTACCTGTTTGAGGTCCAATATCTCTTGGATCACTAGCCATTTTTCTCCAACCAAAAGGATCATCATCAGAAAGTGCTTCCTTTGGAATGTACTTAGTTTCAAGATCTAAAAGTCTACGTCCAAAACCAGTTCTAGTTTTTACTGTTTGAACGCCTAAGTCATCTACCTTACCAAGATCAACTTTATGCGAGAAGACTTTAGGGGCATTAATTTTCCCTCCTAATCCTTTGATAAGATTATTCCACATGTCTTTGTGTCTTAAATAAGAAACATGTTTAATCGTCCAATTCCTACCATCAAAAGTTGCACCATGTCTCATGAGTTCTTGTGCAACTTGTTTATTCATTCCTCTTGCAGGAATCCAAATAGTAGGCTTTCCTCTTTTAAATTGCTTGGTAGTAATTTCTCCTGTAACAGGATGACGAGTTGATACAGGTTCAGATTGTCTTCTTTGAGCAGTTTTCCCTCCGACTTTACTAGGTTTAAGTAAAGGATAATTAACAGACCTATTAAGAATCTGTTCTTGTTTCCTAGCTTCTTTAAGTAATTCTTTAGCTTCACTTTGAGATAAGGAAGGGGAATTAGATCCTGAGATGCCATACTGTAATAATTGTTTTCTTTGAGCAGAAGTTGCTTTAACATCTATGGCTTCTAAAGATTTATCTAAATCTACACCTGAAATATTTTTTACAGGTTGAGTTGTTTCTGTTACGAAACTACCTTGTCCCCCTGCCAATCCTGTAAGTTGTGATTCTGGAGTTGCGCTTGTAACCTTAGCAACATCTCCTCCTTTTAGAAGAGTGAATTTTTTATCTTTACCTTTACCTTCTTTTAAAACACTTGGTTCTTCTTGAGAATATTTTCTATGTTCTTCCCAATCAGCTTCTGCAGGTGGACCAGTTACTACTTCTTCAGTTTTAAAAGCAGCTATTCTTTCTGCTTCTTCAAACCTTCTAAATCCACCACTGAAACTTGTTTCCTTTGAAGGTTTAAAGTCATACCTGTCTGGGTATTTACTTAAGTCTTTATAGTAATCTGCAACCCTAGGATTTAAACTTGCATTTTTTATAAAGCCTCCAGAGTTCCATGTGCTAGGAATGTGAGTGGAGTTAGGATCTAGAATAGAATCTATGTTCTCCATTAATATGTTTCTTCTGCCAGTTAATCCTAAATACTCATGCAGAGGAATTACTTTCTCACCCCATAATTGATTTGCTACTCTTGCTATATTAGCTGCAGGTTTACCTGTCTTAGCATCTACAGGCATATCTACATTTTTTATTATTGATTCTCTAAGATTAGAGAACATGCTTTCCCAAGCAGGAGTTAATCTAATAGGTCTGCCTATGTTGTAGTTTGGGTTTGCTACAAGTTTAGATCTTGCCTTGCTAATATCTTTTCTTACAAGTCTTCCACCATGGTATAAAACCAAACCTGAAGGGGAATTCTCCATGCCTCTAATTGCTTTTTTAATTAAAGATATATCATTAGATAAAGAGAGATCTGCTTTTTGTAAAAGATTAACGACATCTGCTTGAGTAAGTATTTTACTGTAGGGACTACCCGTTAATGATTGAGTTAGTTCGACACCCCCTATAGCTTGTCTTACAAACTTCCAATCTTTATTAATTGTTAAGTTACCTGTGAGTTCAGCTGCAATATTAGCTTGAGCTTGTGCAACTTTCTTACGAAGCACATCACTCGACCTAAGAATATTCTTTTCTTCTTTTGTTATAGTTGAAGCCACTACTCACCTCTTATGCGAGCAGCTACTTTAGGAGAAGTGAGAGCCCCCACTCCTACATAAGACTTATCTTCTTCTTCCATGTAAGCAGACCAAAGAACTGCTTGCTTTCTTTGAAGAGCTCTTTTCTTTCTGTTCTCCCATAAAAACTTACGAACTTTTTTAGGAGATAACTTCTTCCCTTCTACTTCTAAACAAAAACCATCACTAGAAAGGTTTATTACTTCACCAATAGTAGCGGGGGTTAGTCTAATAATAGCTGCTTCTTTTTCTTCGTGAAGATCAACTAGTTTTTTAGATAGCTTTTTCCAATCCAATTATTCATCTCCACCTGTTAAGATGTCCATCGCATCTGAGTAAAATTGATCATCAGCTGAATCTCTTGTCGCTTCATAATCATCCATCATATCTACATACTGCTGTTGACCTAGAGCCATTTGTTTATCTTCCCAAGGAAAGAACACATCATCCATATAATCAACTGGAGCTTGTAAAGCAGTTGAAAGTTCATCCACAGCAAACTGAGCTTCTTCATATTCCTTATTAACTTTTAACTCTGCGTTTTCTGCAACTTTAAAAATTGTAGCAAGCCTTGCTTCTCTAGCCTCAACAGGAACCCTTTGGTCTCCATTCTTAACTACAATGTCGAACATCTGTCTTTTCCAGTCATCCTTTAAAACATTAACAGTTGTATTGTTTGGACCAACTGTAGTAGTTCCGGTTAAACCGTTTTGTACTGCAGCGTTCAATTGACCTTGTACCATAGAAATATTAACAGGCCCACCTCTTCCTACGCCTACTACATGATTAAAGTTTGCACCTAAATCACCAAGACTGTCTATTGTAGTTTCTATAGCCCCTATAGCTTTTGCGTAATCTTCTTCTCTTCCACCAGTTGCAGCTTGAATTGCTGCGATGTTATCTTCAGACATAAGGTTACTAGACAAAAGATTTTTCTTGGTGATGAAATGATCCATTAACTGCATTACACTATTGAAGTTAGCATAGTCGTTATCAGCAAACACTTTCATGATTTGTTCACGAGCTTCATCTGTTTGCTTTTGAGTTTTTTCACCGTGTGAATAAGCAATGAGAAGCGGAGCAACTTTTCTAATAGTGTCTCCAACACCTACTTGTTCTTTTGTAGTTCCATAACCTCTTCCGTCAAAATTATTAGCTATAGAATTAAGAATGTTAGTTTTTATTTGGTCAGGATCAGCAGCGGTAAATCCTAACACTTCTTCTTGCCCCCACGTTTCTAAAGTATCAGGATCAAGTAAAGGATTTTTACCTGCACCTGCAACTACAGATCTAGCGTTAGCAAGTAAGTTTTGATCTACTTCTAATCCTAACTTATCTGCCATTTCCATTGCAAGATATTTGTTAAAAGATTGATTACTAGAAGCAGTACCAAATGCTCCCATTTCATAAGACCGTATTTCGTTTTCACTTGCCCATTCGTTATAGACTTTTTCAAACTTATCCATGTCATCAAAGTCGTAATCGTCTTGTAAAATTGTAAATGCACTTGAAGCAGCATCTACTTCTGTTTGTTGTACAGCTTTATTAAACTTTTCTGTGTCTGGACTAGAGAACCAACCTCCTTGTGACTCTTCCCACACATCATAAAGAGGAGCGTCTTCTACTTTTTCTAGCGGTTTACTGACTACGCCACCACCTGTTAATGGTACTCTAAGTACAGCATCAAGTCCTTGTCCTAGTTTAGCTCCACCTGATATTCTGTTTGGATCATGTTGAGTTATTAAACTCATAACGTCTCCACCAGGACCAAAATTGTCTGTTAAGACACTCATTAATTCATTACCAAACAATTCCTCTTGTTGTAACATGTTATGGAAATGTGTTCCAACTTCAGAAGTGTACTGGGTTAGAGCCCACGGAACGTCACCCCATTCATTCATGACCGCCCCCTTCTTCATATCTACTTCACCCTTCATTTCACCCATTTTAATATTAGCATTTCTGTAATATGTAGTATTCTTCTGTTGTTGTTCTGGTGTGAAGTATTGTCCCATACCCCCCACTCTAGCAGTGGGCATGTTTTGTCCTTGGAAAGCTTGTGGGGAATAACTCATAGTACCCCCGCCACCTGGCATAGGAGCACCTAAGTTCATCTTTCTTATCATGTCGTTTAGTTTATTTTGGCTTTCTGTCGCATGACGATGCATTGTAAGTTCAAGCATCTGCCTCTTTTGTTCTTGTAGGTGATCTCGATCAGCAAATTCTTTTTCTTGCGCAAGAGCTTTTTCTTGTCTTTCCCCTGCTGCAAGATTATTCAAAGCTGCCAAGTCTTTACCTGCAGTAATCTCAAGATTCAAATTTTCTTTACGAGAAATTCTATCTTGTTCGGCTTGAAAAGCTCTTTCTTTCCTGTCCAATTCAACTTGGTGGATTTCTTCTTTTCTTCTTTCTGCCTCTGCTTCTGCTCTATCTTGGTTCACCATGTTCTGCGCAACCTGACCTAGGTTGGCTGCTGAAACATTAGTCATTCCGGGTTGAAGTGCCATTATACTTTTTCCTTAATTATTCCTAGACGGAATACCCACTACCATATCTTCTTTTAGTTCCCCACCAATCACGATTTCTAACCCTACGAGTTGAACCCGGAATTCCAATATTGCTTAACCTGTTTGAAGCATATGGTGATGAAGTTTCTACTGCTGCCACACCACTCATGTAATCCATTAACGACATTTCTACATCTTGTTCTGCTTTAGCAAGTTCCGTAGTTTTGCCACCGATTACTTGATCCCATGTAAACAACATTTCATTCTTCGCTTGTTTTATTTGTTGTTGTGAAGCTGACCAAGATTGGATACTTGCTGTTCTTTGTTGCCCCAGTTCTGCATCGAATTGTGCTTTAGTTTGGTGGAAATTTGTAGCAGCATCTGCCCCCATTTGTAGACCTAATGATTCCATTTGTGTCTTTGTTTGCTCTATGTTTCCTCTTTGGAAGTAAGCGTTTGTAGTTGCTTGGTCTACTTGGAATTTAGATGCTTGTGTTTGATTCTGTAACTCGGTTTGAGTTGCGAATATTTGCTTATCAGTTTCTAGTGCAAGCTTTTGCTTTTGAGCCTCTTTAACTTCTTGAGGAAGATTAGAATTGTCTATCGAATCAAGTTGAGATTCTAATTTAGCTTTCATTCCGTGAGCAGCAGCTTGACTTCTTTCTGAAGAGAAATCTTTAAATTCGTCTCTGCTTGCTTCTGCACTTTCTACTGCCTTATCTCCCCACCTGCCTAAATCTCTTGCACCCTTTTCAGTGAGCCTTTCTAATTTACTCATGTAACCACTACCACCAAACATTTGGTCAAAGTACTCGTCCATTTGAGTATCTACTTTGCTCTGTGTTTGATCTATAGATTCTTGTATCATCCCCCTGCTTTTTTCAGCATCAGATAACATGTCATCAAATCTTAAACCGGCTTCGCCCCTTCTTTGATGGAGAGTATCTAAACCTTCCCTCATTGTTTGAAGACCTTGGTATTGAGCAGCTTGCCCTCTAACAAAGTCACTCATCCCTGCTCTTTGTAAACCAGATCTTAGGTTTCCACCTGTAAACAAGTTTTTCATATGAGCCATCGGGTTCATATTACCTGCTTTTTGGGAGGCTTTACCCATTTCGTCTAAGCCCTGAGCCCAATCCCAGTCATAAGCTTGGTAGTTCCAAGGGTTACTCTCCCCTGATCTTGAAGGAAATAAAGGATGTGAGCCAGTACTCATGAGGGTCTCTCCGTTCTAAAGGTAGGTACAATCTTACCTTCAATAATAGCGGACAATAATCTAAAATCAAGGTCGGGACAGAATACTTCTAGTCCTGGAGACATTGCCATGCCTCTTACACCATGTTTTTCAAATGCAGCCCAATAGGTAGATTCTCCTTCTTGGATAGATTTAACGTATGCACCTGAAAGATTTACAGGAATAGAGGTAGATACTGGAGTGTCAGAATCCCCTTCAAACATTAGACCTTTATAAAAAACATCCTTAGTATTTACACTGTCTACAAAAGCTGCTCCACTTACATTACTGAAGTATGCAGCAATCGAATCAATAATTCTAGCGATGTGTAACCCTGTTGGAGTGGGGGATTGTGGATCTACAGGATCATTATATCCTAATAAAGAACCTCCCCATTTAAAGTACACAGGTGACAAACCAATCCTATCTCCTGAAGAAAGTGTAAATCCACTTGATTCGTTAATGTATGTAATTGTTGCAGAAGATATAGACTTAATTTGCGCTTTCTCTCCTATTCGAGATTCGTTTGCAGAATCGCCTACACCTATAATGTACATGTAAGCTCCTGTCCAATCTCCACCTGTATTTGCTAAGTTTACTGTACCTGCATAAGTTGGATCTATCGTTACAGTTTTTGCGCTACCATCAAACCCTGTAACCTGAAATCTACTATCTTTAGAATAGTGAAGTAGTCTTTGATTTGGCTTGCTATTAAAGTCTCCTGTTCCGGAACCTGAAATAGTATCTTCTCTTTTAGCATCCATAACCCAAACACACGGTGTAAAGTTTGCATTTGGACTAGTTATTACTG